AGTGCGGAACGGGTCGTTCAGCTTGTTCTTCGGGGTCTTGATCCTGACCTCTTGACCGATAGGGGGGTGCCCTGATTGTCGGCTCTTGCCTGGGGCGAATATGTCGCCGCACTTGTCCACTTCGACTCGGATTGTCGTGTGATACTTGATACCGCCGCCGCCGTAAGTTTCGCTCGTCTTGCCGTACTGAACTCGACCGCCCATCGCGATCTTCTCGTATCGCTGGTTGACCAGAATCATCCCGATAGCTTCGTCGTCAATCAACTGGACTAGGCGTCTGAGGTTGCGTCGAATCACCCGCGCAGCCGTGGCAGGGTGTACGTCCCGCGACGCACCCTCTAGCTCGGCCTCCGTCGCCGTGCCAGCCACGCTGTCCCACCCGATCACCACCGGGCGGTCTGCCGCCTGAACAAGCTCGTTCTCGCGGCCAGAGCGGTAGTCAGCCAAAGCGGCTGCTCTCTCCGAATTGTCGTCAGTGTGTATGACCACTGGCTCCAGCAGCTTCCGGCTGGCGGCATCGCGAATGCTGGACGGTCGCAGCCCTTCGCCCTTCTGCCAGTCCAGCAGTACAGCAGCCTGGGCTCTGCCCCACTGCGCGAAGTCATAGCTCGCGACGGGCTTTGCGTTCTTGCTGGGGTTCGACGGGTCGAACACGAGGTACTTGTACGTCGCCAGCTTCGGCACCTTCACGCCAGCCCTCGCCAGGGCATCAGCCCAGGCAGTAGCGTTCAAATGCGCCACTGTCCGAACCAGCGTCTCCACCTCGTCAAACATACCCTCGACCGTGTGTGCCGCGATCCAGACCAACGACTCAGGCATCACGCCCAGAGCCGCCATGTAGCTTCGGTTTCTCGCCCGCTCAGTGTCAGCCAACACGCCAATGCCGCCCTGCGCCTGGGTCGCGGCGAATATCTGATCGAGCATGGTTGACTTGCCCGCGCCTGCCCACCCGCTGATCTCGGTGATTCGGCCCAGCGGAATCCCAGGCGTGCCCAGAGCACGCTCAAGAGCCACGTTGTTCGTCGGGACGTAGCCGCGTGGAGCGCCCATTTCTTCCGACATATCAAGCGTAGTCGCGCTCCCCTGCCCGTGGGCCTGCCGAACGTGACTCGCCAACGTGCGAGCGAGCAAGTCACGCCTGGGGGCGCTCGGTGCCTTCTTCGGGCTGGGGGGTCTGGCTGGGGGTCGCTTGCTCATCCGTTTACCTCGGCTCTCGCATCCTCAAAGGTCAGGGTCAGGGGGCGGTCGTCGCCCTCGGCAGATTGGCGACAATCGGCGGCGAGTTCGCACTCAGCGCACGCCCTGTCGTCAAGCCACCACTGGGAGAAACACGCCATCAAAACGCCTCGCCCCCTCGCGGCGTAGGAGGGGCGGGTGGGCCAGCCTTCTTCGCCTTCTTCGCCTTCTTCGGGGGTGCCGGGGGTGCCGTGGGGGTCAGGAGCGTCTTGATCGCCTCCACCTCGTCAGCGGGCAACCACTCGGCCATGCCATCCCGCCAAACATGGTGGGCGGCGTCGGGAGCCTGTGCGACCCGCTTCGCAACCTGCATCGCGGTCAGCCCCTCGTCCTGGCCTCCAGCGCCGCTGTAGTGCCAGTCAGCCGAATTGTCGTCTGCCTGCGCGGGCGCGGGCGCTGCCTTTGGCGCTGCTTCTGGCGCTGCTGCCGGGGCGGGGGTCGGGTCAGGAGTGTAGGAAGCTCGATTCGATCCGCTTCGTGGGTCTTGCCCAGCAGCGATCTCGTGAAGCTCGTCCAGCACGGCAGGCTTCGCCAGCGACTCAAGGTCGTGCGCCTTCGACGCGATGGTCAGGAAGTCGGGGTCAATCGGCCCCGAATCCATGTCCGTAATGGCGTATCGAATGTCGAACTTCTGCGGGCCGATCCGTCGTGTCGTCAGCAGAATGTCGCGCCCATTCTCCAGATCCTCAATGAAGCTGCGCTTCGCCATGCAGATATCGAGGATGCTGTGGTGGATGGTCCGAGAGAAGCCCCACACCTTCGGCTGATCTGGGTGGCTCTCGTCCTCCAGATCGCAGACGTTGGCGAAGACGCGAGTACGGCTAGACAGATCCTTCGCAAGACCCAGGTACTCGGGCTTGCGGCTGTCATACAGTTCACGCGAGAGCTTGCAGAGCGGGCACACGCTGGAACCCGCCTCGTCGGGGCACACGAGCGCCTTGACCTTGCCATCCACGTTGATCATGTGCTGGTTGATCGTCACCCAAAACTCGTCGTGGGTGCCGCCGTTGCCATCAGGACGCGGCACTACGCGAAGGCGCTGTCGGTTCTGCTCGCCGGAACGAGAAGGCTTGTTGGTGGTCAGCCAGACGAAATCGCCTGACCCGCTGGAGCGACGCGAAGCGCCGTCCTGAATCTTCTTGAGTTCGCGTTCGTAGACGCTGAAATCGCGTGACATGCTTATCTCCGTACTGGCGGTGGCGGTGGGCGTCGTGTACGTCCACCTTCTATGGTGTCTATGCCGTTGCCCGCCGAAAAGTCCGACCCAGCGGCATTGTCGTCAAAATCATCAGTCAAAGAGCCCGTAGAGCCGCCATCGGGGAGCGCAGCGCCCGTCTCGGCAAACGTCCGCACCACCCACGTTCGCTGCTTCGCAGCCTCCAGAGCGGTGTGCAGCACGCTCCACGCCTCCTCGCACTCGGCGATTGTCGTGTAGTGCGCGGTGTACTCGGGAAGCGTCCTCAGATACGCCTCCACTGCCGATGTGGACGGGTACTTCTTCGGCTTCGTGTTCCCCTTCGCGTCAACGCCGGGGTCAGTCACGCACGCGAAGCCCGCGCCCTCTGCTGCCTTCATGTCGTTTGTCATTCGGTGAATGATGGTGTCACGCCAGACTCGGTAGTCGGTGTCAGCCTCCTGCTTTGCGCGATACGCGATAGCGGTCAGCCGTCCCAGTTCGCAGATCAACTGCGGAGTTTCGGCGGCTTCCTTCGTCGGCATGTTCGGATTCATGGCGACAATCATGGCGAGATAGCTGCCTGTGTACGCCTTGCCTCCTACGCGCACTGACGCGCAGTCAGCCAGTCCATTAACAATGTCTCGATGCTTCTGCTTCATGGGGTCCAGTCCTTCTTGTCAGCCCAGTTAGTAGTTGTCGTCTCTAGATCGGCGATCACCGGGACCGGGCCAAACAGTCCGGTGAAGCCCTCCATTTCACGCTGGACTGCGAGCGCGACCTCTCTCAAGTCGCCGACCTCGCAATCCACTTGAATCTCGTCGTGTACCGTGCTCGTCGTGACGGCTGGAATCTCGCCCTGCTGCTGGAGCATCCAGAGCCGCACCAGCGAGAAGCGCGTCAACTCGGCTGCGGAGCCCTGCACGAGGCAGGCGAACATCGATCTCTCCTCCTCGGCGACAATCTCCTCGTCGGTCCAGCCCAGCCGCTTCCCATGCCGCACTCGCGAAGTCCAATTCTGGAACGCTAGATCTGGGTGGGCGCGCATCTTGCGTATCAGAGCCTTCTTCGTCTTGCTGATCTCAGGGTTCCGTTGGTGGTAGGCGCGGTGGTACGCCTTCGCCTGCCGCTCGCTCAGACGCAACTCAGGGTTGCTGATCAACAGGTTCGGCCCGCCGCCGTAGGGCACGCCAAAGTTGATGATCTTCGACGCCGACCGCTTCCGCTTCCAGTCAGGGGCGCTCGGGTCCGCACCAAAGACGTTCACAGCCACAAGACCATGAACGTCAGCCGCGTCCTCGGATTGTCGCTCGTGTCGATAGGTCTGGTAGTCGGTGTGTTCCCAGCAGAGCCGATCATAGGCGTCCGACTGGTACGCCGAGAGCAGCGTCTTGTTGCCTGTGATCCAGGCCAACATGCGAAGCTCAATCTGGCTGTAGTCGCAATAGACGCGAGCCTTCCCAGGCTCAAGCGTGAACGCCCGCCGCACCAACTTCGATAGGATCGGGTGGCGGCTCGGGACGTTTTGGAAGTTCGGCTTGCTTGACGACAATCGACCGCTAGCCGCCCCCATCTGATTGAAGCTCGGATGCACGCGCCCCGCGTCGTCAGCCTTATCGATCAGACTGTCGGTGTAGGTCGTCAGGATCTTGTAGCGGGCTCGCCACTCCATCAGCGGCTCGATGCCCGCGTGGCGGGGGGCTAGTTCGTACAGAGCAGCCTTGTCCACGGCTGCTTGCCCGCCCCGCGTCTTTCGGGTCACGGGGAAGCCCAGATCATCGTACAAAAGCTCGCGGATCACGCGGTCGTTGTTCCACGCCAGATTGTCGCCAAACAGGCGGGACAATTCCTGTCCCGCCTTGTCCAACTCGTTGTTGATCTGGGCCTTGACTCTCGCGAGGTAATCACGGTCAACCTGCTGGCCTACGAACTCCATGTCTGTCAGGGCGCGGACCAACAGCATTTCGTTGGCGTAGAGCGATTGTCGCCTTTCGTCTGACCCTCGCGCCTGGAGACGCTGGTGCCGATCCAGCGCGAGTGTGTGTCCGATATCTCTGCACGAGTATTCAGCTTCCAGCGGGACGGGGATCTCAGCGTGTCCATGCTTGTTCAGGTACGCCCCCCTGGACAGGCGCAAGCCCTTTGCGCGTGCCCTGATCCAGTCCTCCACCGCGTCCTTCATTTCCAGAGCGTCGCCGTAGGGACTAGCGCCTAGCTGGAGCACCACCTTTTCAAGCTGGACGCTGCGCGACTCGTCAATCAGATACGCCTGGATCATGGTGTCGTGGATTGGCGTCCACAGGGGCACCTCCCAGCCGTCAGCACGCGCCATGTTCAAGTCGAACTTGAGGTTGTGCCCCACAAGCTCGGAAGCCCCCGCTAGCGCGTCCCTGAACGCCGCCCTGGCATGGTCTGGGTCTGCCTGTCGATCCGCTGTCCGGTGCGCGACCGGGACGTACCATGCCCTCGGTCCCGCGCTCCCCCAGCAACCCACCGCGTAACCGACCGGGCGCTGCCCAGCCCAGTAAAAGAGTCCGCTCGTTTCAAAGTCAAAGCCGACCGTTTCAGCAGACGACAATTCACGAACCATTGTCGCCATCTGCTCTGGCGTCGTCACGAGGTTGTGCCCCGCTGTCAGCTTCGGCGGCACCAGCATTGTCATGCAGCCGCCTCCAGCCAGCTAATCAAGGTCTGACGATACTCGCCGTTGCCCATCGCCGCCTGTAGGTGCTCGGGCGTCACCTCGATCACATCTTCGCGCCCGGTGGGATGCCCCACCACCGACACCTCAATGTTGCGCCAGAGAATACGGATCTCGCCAATGGGGATCTCGTCCTCGCCAAAAGCACACACCGAGAGCGTGAAGGTGCCAGCGGCGCACAGCCGCGTAGCGTCAGCCTCAGTCCACGGTCCCTGCGCCGTTGACTGCCGCATGTCGAGTGACCAGCACTTGCGAGTGCGAACATCACCTCGGGTTATATCGATCTCTCCATATCGCGTTTCCATCATCGCCTCCTTCTGAGCTTGAAGAATCGGTTGCCCGACATTGTGGGGTCGCCCGTGATCTCAGCCGCTATGGACGAGAGCGTCTTGTACCGCCTGTCGCGGTAGACGTAGCGATGCCACCCTCTGGGGTTCTCTGGGGCTGCGGGCACGATGTGAACTGTGTAGCGCGTCCCCAGGTAGGTCACTGCCAGGACACTTCCCACAGGCAAGTCCTGGGCTGTGTAGTCCACGCCCTTCCCCAGCATGGGGGTCACATCGATCCAGGGTCCGTTGAAGTCCCATCGCCCGCTCACTTTCGCTTCCTGGGCTTCGGCGGCTTCACCTGGGGCTTCGTCTTCGCCAGGACCGCCGTGACTGCCCCTGTTGGGGTGTAGAGCGGGCGGTTTTCCTCGCCCTTGCGGAGAGCCGTCAGATAGCGATTGTCGCCCTGCCAGCACGATGCCGAGAAGACACACCCGTTGCAGAGCGACCGCCGAACTGCGAACTCGGTCTGGTAGCAGGGCGGGGCGTACTCCTCTGGATTGTCGCCGCCGCGTAGAGCCAGCACCGCCAACGCCTGGGCCTCTGACCCCTCAAACGACAAAAGCCCCGCATCAGCAAGAGCAGCCAGAGTTTCCTCTGTCGCTCCTGCCAATGCGAGGCTTGAAATCGGGGCGCTAGAGCCCTTCCCTGCTGACTTTTTCCCACGCGCCATGACGGATCTCCTGGGAGGCTTCAAGAGCCTCCTCTACTCCATCTATGCCGCATGAGCGCAGAAAGTCCGATGCCTTCTTTCTTGCTGCCCACACGCGCCTGCGAACGAGCCCATGCACCTCGTCACCCTCTCGGCTGATCCCCGTTGCCTCGGCGATCTCCGTGTTCGACCAGCCGGAAGCTCTCAGCTTCAACAGGGCGAACTCAGCGGGCGACAATCGGTGTTTGACTAGGGTTTCCCAGCCCCCAGCCTGCGATTGTCGTTCATGGTCGAGAAGCATGTCGTCAGGTCCGAGCGTCACCTCGTCCTCGACCGCTTCGTGATTGTCGTCTGTCTGGTAGCCGCGCTCAGTAGCTCGTCGGATCGCTGTCCACAGTTTCAGCTTCCTTCGTCGGATCGCCATGTTCAAGTACGCGGGGCTCGGCTTGTCTTCATGGCCGATTGACCAGTGACGGCACGCCTCCACCACAGCAATTGAAAACTGCTGCGCCGCGTCCTCTGCATTGAGCCCGATTGTCGCCAGCCCGCCGATAGCGGCAGCGGTGCGTTCACACCGCCGCCGCGTCTCAGCGACGCACTGAGCTTCCCACGCCGATGCGATCTCTCGCATCAGCGTGTACGCCCGCTCGACACCACCAGCAGGTCCGTCAGTTGCCGCATGACGGCGTTCGACAGACCCACCCCAGACTCGATCAAAACGTGCCCTGTGGCGGCTCGCTGACCCTTCGCTGGGGTGTTCGGGTAGTAGCCCTTGTAGGCTTCCGCGTGCCGACTGCCCCGAAAGCCGCCGCCGATGCCCACGCCAACGCCGTAGACCTCGATGCCAGCTTGAGCCACCTGTTCCACGGCTTCCATCAGGTAACGGCCCTCCAGTTCCCGGTCGTCGGCACCAGCGGGGAGCCCGTCAGCGACGACAATCATCACGATCCGATCACAGCCCTTCGCGTGGCGGCAGGCATACTTCGCAGCCTCCAACACAGACTCGCCATCGAGATTCGCGTTGTACCCGGTTATGTAGGGCAACGCACTCCCGTCGTCAGCGATTCCCGGCGCAGCAACGAACTCGTGCATCCAGAGCGACGTTCGCATCCGGCTGTACTTCGGATAGCGTTTCACCGTGCCGTCCTCCATCCGGTAGTCGATGTACTCTTGCTCTAAGTAGTACCCACCACCACCGTAGTCATTGGTGTAGCCGAGCACCGAATGATGCACGCCGCAAAGCCGCAGAGCATCATGCAAGACCATCGCCGTCATGGCAGCGTAGCCACTCTTTGTCGTCACCTTCCAGTTCAGAGTCTCGCCGCACCGCTTACCAGTCCAACGGTCCTTGCGGGAGCAGTGCGTTCCCTTCTGGTTCACCTCTCCATGCGTCGGGCAATACTGGATCGGCGTGCTGTCGCCCATCGAGCCAGAGCAGTCCACCAGCACACAGACGAACGTATTGTCGTCAAGCTGTCGGAACGTGTCACCGAAGATCCGGTTGTCGTTCCGACCGCTCGCCAGCATCGGCAGAGCATCGGGATCAAGCTCGTCGCCCTCCTCCAGACCACCAACCCAAAGCGTCTGCTTCTGAGCCTTGACGGCGCACCTGAGAAGGTTTGCCATTGTGGTGATCGCAGGACCAGCAGCCCGCCGCAACCCTTCAGCCGCCTTGCGAGCGTCTGCCCGTTGCTCCTTGCCATACCGTTCCCACTTGTCCTCCTCGGCAGACTTCGGGTGAACCATGTACGGACGCTTCGACGGGTCTGCCAGGAACAGGTCGGCTACCACCTCGGAAGCCGTCTTGATCTCGCCCCACTCGCCGCCGCAGCAGGCTTGAGCGGCTTCGATCAGATCGGTTTCCGCCGTGATCAGGAACCCGCCTGCGCCAGTCCCTTCGTTCCGATCTTCCGTGCGGGTGGACGCCTTCAAGTCGCCAGTCGCCAGTGGCCCGTCGCCCTTCGCCGGATTGTCGCCTTCGCCTTCGCCTTCGCCTTCTCCGTCGCCTTCGCCTTCTCCGTCGCCTTCGTCTTCTCCGTCCGAATTGTCGCCTTCGCTGCCGTCCTCGCCGTCAGGGTCGCCATCAGCGTCGCCATCAGCGTCGCCGTCCTCGTCGGAGTCGCCAGCGCCGCCCTCGCGCTTGCAAGACGAAGTGGAATCACCCGCCTCGCCCTCGTCGCAATCGCCAAAGCCGTCGTTGTTCTCCTCAGACTCAGACATGAGATCCTTGAGCTTGCGCCAGACCGCCGTAGCCGCCTCGCACACTTCCTCGGAACTCTCAGCGACCATGCCGACCGCCATTTCGTCCGCGATGTAGTCGAGCAAGGCGACAATCTCAGGGTGAACATCAGCGATATCAACGTGTCCGGTCGTCACGCGAAGCATCGACTGGATCAGCGCACCAAAGTAGCCAACCGGGCTCGGTGCGCCTTCGGGCTGGTAGTGCGGGTCGCACACCAACGCGCCGCCAGTCTCGCGGATCACGAGATCGGTGCACGCCTTCAGGTGGCGCACCGAGCCGGGGTTGGCCTCGCACCACTTCCGCTCGACCATGAAGTCCTCAAACACGTTTGAGAGCTTCATGCAACGGCGTGCGGCGTTCGTGTCGAACTCGGCTTCCCACTCGGCGGCGAACCGCTTGTAGGTGTCGCCGTCGCTGTATGCAACGTGCGAGCACTCGTGATCGAGCAGCCCACGCCACGCCCAGACATGCTCCTCAATCAGGTCGTCCCTGATCGCGTAACTCGGGACCGTCAGGGTCTTCGTTGCAAAGTTGTAGTGTGCGTCTGTCCCGTGCGACACCACCGTGATCGACGGGTCACGCACAAGCGCCTTCGCCGTCTTCTCGGAAGCCGTTTCCAGCCTCTCCATCGTCCACTGTAGGTTCATTCCGTGCATCGTCATGTTTACATTCATGGTCATGCGCCTCCTTGCGCTTCTTGCTCTAGTTCTCGTTGACGGCGCTTCAACTCCAGCTTTCGCCTTCGTCGCGCCGCGAAATCGTCGTCCGAATCACCGAACGCATCCTGATTGTCGTCTTCTTCCACAGCCGCCGCCAGCTTCTCGACCTTGCTCTTGAGCTTCCGAACGCCTGCACGCTCGTCATACTCCTGCATCGTCAAGTCACCTTTGTACTTCTGCTCCCAGCCCTTCGCTGGCTCCCACCCCTCGGGGTTCTGGGCAGCGCGTGTCACGCTGCCCAGCAACCGCCGAGCGTGTTTGATCGCAGCCTTCTCCATCGCAAACTCGCCGTTGCGGGCATCGAAGCCGACACCGACCAACTCTTCCAGAGTGGCGTCCGCGTTGAAGTCGCCGCACCTCTCCAGCATGGCAAGAAGCCAGTCATACTTGTCGTGATCCATCGCGCCCTTGAGCGCGAAGGTTGACCAGCATCCAGACTTCGTATTGTTGGCGACAATCAGCGCAAAGTCAGTCCCGTCCTTGTTGTGGTGCCAGACCTCTGCCGCTGTGATCAGCATCATGCACCCGCGTTGTCAATGACGAACACACGCCGGATCACCTCGATGATTGCATCGCGCTCCACTGACGACTTCTGGCGTCGGAGGAACGCGCCCAGCGCGGCGTTCAGAATGTGCGTGTCGTCCTCGGCTTCCGGCATTGGCTTGCCCTTCGCGTTGA